GTAACTCTCTTATCAGAGTTCTTTTCCTTACCAGAATAGATCTTATGTATCTCGTCTACGGCATTAAAGTATTCGTCGTATTCGGAATAGTCCGCAAAGTCAGAAGCCATTTGCTCTACCAAAGAAGTGGTAGGAACTACAATAAGAAAGTTTTTATCTCTATTATGTAGGAAGTATCTCATTATGGCATATATGATAAGAGACTTACCAGATGCGGTTGGAGATAGCAAAAGAGCATTCTTGTTTTCTAGCCCATGACGGATCGCTGTAAGCTGATAATCTCTGGGTTTAATCTTATTGCCCCCAGACGTGAGGTTCATACTATTGATAAAGGAGTTGAAATCTCCCTCGTCAATAGGAACTTCTGTATCAGGTCTACCATACCAAGCATCTTGCTCTACAAATAGATCGTAATCCCTAGCACCTACAAATTCTTTTAGGTATTTGAATAGACCTATGGGCAACTCTTTCTTTCTTGAATCATATAACCGTATCTTCCCATCCCACATCTTATTCTTGAACGCAGGCATAAACTGATACCCTGGAACAAGGAAGCAAAAGAAATCACTCAGTTCGTTCTCAATTGAAGGATCTGTTATAACGCTGAGGAATGCGTGGTTCTTTTTCTTTACGGTTAGTGAATTCATTATGCACCGTTAGTAAATCGATGCCAGTCTATCATATTTTTAATTGTAGAATGGCGCCATCTGAGATTATTGATTATCTCTTCAAGGGTTTCTATTATAGCCTGAGCCAGATCGATCTTTGCATTTAGCTTTTGCATGTCTGGGTCAGAACGGTAGAAGTAATCCATATCACCCTTCAAGACTCTCAACCCATTTGTAGGGTCTGGATCCCAACCAAGTTTACGAACTTGATCAACGTCCATCTTTCCTGAGTAGTATAGCCACTTATTCTTGAACATAACATCTAGCTGACTCTCGAGATACTTCTTCTCAAGTTTGCTTTTGGTCATCATTTCTAGATATTTTGCATGTAGGTTTGGGGTAACTCTAGAAGATTCGTCTAGCTTTAAACGATCTATCTCCGAGTCAGTTTTCCACATTTCCATAATTTCTTCAATATTGTACATAATATACCTTGTATCAGTGTTTATTCAATAGTCATATCCGAGAAAGAAAATACCACATCTGCAGTTATATAGGAGACTTCAGTAGCACCTGCATCAAACTCAAGTCCGCCAATAGAAGTTGGAATTGCGTTCTTGAAAGTGAATGTTCGATTCTCATTATTGTGGCTCGTCATAACCATTAATGTTATATCGCTAAACTGATCACCTAGAATAGACTGGTCCATCACTGAAGCATTAATCCAATCAAAGATTTCTTTGTAGGATTTCATATCTTCGTCGACTATTAGTTTAACTGATAAATCTTCAAAAGTCAACTTATCTCCATAGATATTCATATTCCTTTGAGATAAGTTTGCCGTTGTAACTCCAGAAGATACTGCTGGGACTGATACGCCAGTAGCAAAAAACTCTAGGTTTGGAAACTTCTGCAGAACCAATTTAAATGATACTGGAGATAAAGAATTGATATTTTCGGGGATAGCTGCCATTGTAATATACCTTTACTTATTGTACCTCTATTTATAAGGCAAAAAAAGAGGGAGCCGAAGCTCCCTCAAAACTAACAATATTTCGTTATGTTTATTATGATGCAGCTAGGATATTGCTAACACCAAACTTACGGAAGTAAACGTTGTTGTTTGCTCCAGCCTCCACGAATGGGTTATCAGCCATACCATAACGAGTCTTAAAGCCGATTTTCGGCTGGAAAGTATTCTCGCCAACTGCTTTAACCATAGTTAATGGTACATATGGGCAGTAGAAAATACCAGCGTCATATGGGTTGTTACCACGATAGCCAACAGTTACATAGTTAACAGATGCATATGGATCGATGTAAACTTTCATACGACCGTTAAGTACACCAGCAAAAGTGTTACCTGTGTCATCTACGTTCAAGTTAGCAGATAGAGCAGGCGTATAGTCTAGAAGACCCGCAGCAGCAAGAGCAGAAGCAACGTCAGAAGAACAGATAACGAAGTTACCTTTACCACGACGAGTGTCTTTAGCAATCTGATTAGCTTCAAGTTCGATCTTCATGATCAAAGCCTTATACTTCTCTACAGACCAACGACCGTCAGTGTCAGCAGAAAGGTCAAATAAACCCTGTACACCGCCAGCACCAGCCGAAGCTAATTTAGCGTTTTGGTTTACAGTACGAACAACTTCACGGTTAATTTCAGAAAGAATTTCTGCAGAAAGGATGTTAGCCAACTCAGTTTCAGCGTCTAGACCATGTACAGCTTTAAGGTCTTGAGCCAATTCCATAGTGTACTCAGCTTTCAACTGACGAGTCTCAGCAGTTACTGAAGTACGATCGATTGAGAACGCCATTTCAGCAAAAGCAGCAGAACCTTCACCAGTAGAAGTTGACATACCAGAACCAGTTTTAAACGCAGTATCTAGATCGATAATGCCATCAGAAGGACTAGCTTCGTTATCTAGAAGATCAGTAGCTAGACTTGAAGAGTTACCTTGTTCACCAGCAAGCAAACCAGGAGTTGCTTGAGCACCAGCGTGATCTACGTTAGCTTCACCGAATAATGCTTCAGTACGAGTAGCGTTATCAGTTTTGCCACCTTCATCAACGTATTGTGATTTCATCGCAAAGATAAGACCAGTAGGGGCAGACATAGGCTGAACACCAGCGATATCATAAGCGATAAGGTTAGGCATAGCACGACGTACTAGGCTGATAAGTACAGGTGAGAAACCATCAACGTTAGTACCAGTAGATGGCATATCAGCAGATACGTTAGTAGTTTCGTTTAAACCGAAAGACTGATGAGACGCTTGTTCTTGAAGGGCTTTTTCAGTGTTCTCAAGTAGAGCAGCAGTTACAGCTTTACGATAGTTATCTTTGATTGGTGCCGCAGCTTCTGCGTCCAATACTGGAGACCATTTCTCCGTTAATTTTTCAGATCCGAACATTTTATGTTCTCCTTAAATTTAAATTGTTTTTGAAAGTGCGTTCAAGTAGGCTTGCATAGCAGGCGAACTTGTTTTTTG